CAGTTGGCGCCGGGCTTGCAAGGATTGTAAATGTTCCGTCAAACGGAGCGCCGACGTTTGATACCTTTACGCTATTCCCTGAGGAGTACCCGTGCGCGATTGTCGTCGTAAGCGTTGCAGTGGTTCCCGATTGCGCCTTAAGGGATACGTCCCTAAGATTTCCAGTTCCGAACCTTGAGTCAATAACAAGCGCGCCAGACTTTATGACAGAGGCATCCAGTCCTGCGGTCGAAATAAGCCCTGCAGTAATGCTATTCGCGACGATGTCGCCAGAACCTATGGCGTTTTCCCATGATCCCCCAGCCCCGACCTTTCTCAGCCCTGGCGGCGTTCCCCCAAGGTGGTAAACGATTGTTCCTTCGGTGTACGAGGCGCTAGGAAGGCTTGGGAGCGTTGGGCCGCTGATAATTTCTATCGCCTTTAGGGTCGACGCAAGCTTTTCTGCCGTAATTGATCCATCAGCAACGGTGACAACTGGCTCATTTGGCTCTGTTGGACTGCTTGGGTCAGTAAATTCGCTTGCCGTCAAGTCTGTGGAAAGGGATCTTACTTTATACCTGTACTGAAGCGCGCTTGTCAACCCGCTGTCATTGACATAGGTAGCTTTCGTGTTTTGGACGGTTCTAAATTCCGTAAAATTGTAGTAAACATTTCCGCTTACGCTAGTTGTTGCAATTGTTCCGCTGGTAACAGATGTAAATGTAAAGCTTGTGGTTGTTGTCGTGCTTACAGTCCACTGGCCTTCAAGCGCCATGATGTTTGTTGTGGTGGGCTCAAGATCTATTCTTATCGTGTCATTTGCAACAAGACCGTGGTCAAGACTTGTGGTAACCGTTACCGTTGACCCGCTTCTTGAAATTTCACTAATTGCCCTAAAGATTGCGTCTTGCCTTTGTATCTCAAACGAAGCAAGTTTCTTGTTTACCTCTCTTGTCTCGTCAAAAGACCAAGAAACAGAAACTGACTTATCGTTTGCCGAAACCGTCAAATCTGACGGGGTATCTGGAGTTGGTGGCACCGGGTTTACGTCATCAAGCTCTTTGATTTTTTCGCTAAGACGTATGAACGCGCTCCTCTGTAGTCGAACGTCTCCTCCCACGGTAATCGTGTATACAATGTCCATCCCAAGCATTTTTGCCGCAACCGACTTGACGATCATTGGCTTTGCCACACCAAGCGTATTCCAGATAAAAGGAATGACGTCGCCAACCTCCGGCACCGGGTACACTGAGTCAGATGCGTTTCTTGGCCTCATCTCGAAGGTGTAGGATTCTATCGGGAGGCCGTTTTCCTTCCAGTACCCCTCAGCCGATAGCTCTGCGTCCGCAAGCGTTTCGACTCTATCGTCAGTAATTGCTGCTTCAACAATTTTCCCGTTAGTTGCCCATATTCCAGGCACAAAGTCATAATCAACATACTGAACGGGATTTCCATTTGTGTCCTTTAGGGCAACTTTGTTTCCACTGGAGTCTTTGGTCCTAAACACCGCATAGAGGTGAAGCCTGTTCGCAGTATTCCCCGACTCCACAGGGCTACTTGGAACTTCCATCTCATAGACCGGCACAGAGTAGTTTGTCAAATCCTCAAAGTCGCCATATCCCATTGCGCCGGTTATCTTTATGACGCTCCAGTCGGTAAAGCTGACTGATCCATGCTGCTGATTAGTGCACTCACCAATGAGCCCGATATATACTGCAGATGAGTTTGAGACATTAACAACTTTCCACAGCCTTTCCCATTCACCTGCGGCTAGAAGATTTCCAAGCGAATGCCTTGATATCTCGGTGCCGGATGAATCATAAATCGCGTAATGCGCATCAAGCCTGTTTACGTGATCGCTTGCCTTTGCCCTGACGGAGATAAAGTATTTTTCGGTGTGAACTACGGGGATCCTGTTTGCGGTTGCCGTCGAGATAGATGTTCCAGAAGTACTGCTGGAGACCGTATACCCCGCACCATATGGACCGCTCGTAGATGTGCCAAGGGCGAACCCAGATGCGGTGGTCCACCCGTCCAGGTTGCCGTCGTAAAGGCCGTTTGTCACAAGCTCTTTTGGCGTCTTGGCTCGGTACCTAAGGTTGCAGGAGTAATTTCCTAAACCATCAAATGCGCCCTTGTCTACCCAGTATTCCGCCCCTGTTTTCTCGGAGATATAGTCAAGTATGTTCCTGACCGTTCTTCCGCCATATTGCTCAGCGTTTGGAGTGTCGCTTTCCTGGAAGTACGGGCTAAATCTGTACTGGGTGTCGACTGCCTCTACGTAGGTGTTTGTGTTGAGACCAATTTGGGATACCCACGAGCTATCAAACAATCCACCGAATACAGAGATTGGGTAAAGCCACCCGCGAACATTGTCTGGGCCAACGCCAAGTCTGTAGTTGTTCCCGCCTACAGTGTATATTTCCCCGTCTGCCCAACCCCTAGCGGAAGAGCTTGTTAGAATTGTTGGAGATTCAACGGTTGAAAGCGAGCCAACAAGCGCAGATCCGCCAGATGTCAAGAATGCATTGGTAATGGTTGCCGATCCGTTATCCCCGACGCTGTCGTATGTAATCTTGGTGCTGCTAGGAACGGCTTTTACAAGAACAAAATCTGTCTGAGAAACAGAGAACCCCGGGGTTTGTGGGATTGAAACCACAATCGGGTCACCAATAGAAAGCCCGTGGGCTGTAGAGGTTGTTATCTCAACAACATTTGAGGTTCTTGACGCGGCTGTAATAATCCTTTGTGAGGTTAGCGTTGTAACCGTCTTGCCAAGATATTCTACGTTTTGAGTTCCCGATCCAGCCGCGGAAGTCCTCTTGACGTATATTCTTGCGCTATTTGCAGATCCCGGATTTTTCCACTTAATCTTTAGTCTCTGGGTATTTGTCCCAGCCGAAAGAGTTAGCGAGACTGATTTCGTAACGGGGCCGTATTGCGGCGTCGCATTGTCTCTTCCGACCATTGTAGAGTTTCTTGCCTGAGCCCTAATCTCATACGTTCCATCGGAAAGGCTACCGCCAGTCGATTCTGAGGAAATGGAGAGCCCGTCTATCTGGCCGACGACAGTTGGAAGCGATGCTGCGGATGTGTACGAGGTTGTTCCGCCGTAGATGACGTCAATATCCCTCGAGTCTCTTGGCGCGTAATAGTCGGCAACAACATGCTCTTCAAGTATTGCGGTATTGTCTGCGCATTCTACGTCCTGAATAATGCTACCGCCCTGTCGGTTGCTTGATATTCTTGTAATAATTCCGGCAAACAAAACAGTGTTTGGGGATGTTTCAACATCAACAATCCTGATTTCTGCCCTGTTTGGAATCTCTATCAGGAACGACTCATCCGCTATTGCCGCATTTAACTTGTCAGCAAACGTTGCCCCAACGTATCCAGATGCTTCGGTTGACGACTTCGGAAGAATTGTCCATACTGGAACCCGAGCGTTAGCGCTGGTGCCTTCGCTGTTTGATTCCCAGGAAAGATTTTCATAATCGACCCTGCCGCTAATGTCATAAAAAGCAGCAGTCTGTCCTTCGTACTTAAGCTTTACCAGTACTCTTACCGAAGCCATTTAGATCCTTCCTACGCCTGACGACCTCAACAGTGACCTTTGGGCCCTTGAGACTTCTTCGGCAAGCTTCCTGATGTCTTGGTCGCTTCTAACAGTTGGGTTGTTGATTATAACACTTGCGTTTACCGCTCCGGATGTGCTGCCGCCGACAGCACTGATGCCATTAATTGGCCGATAGGTTCTAGGGAAAACCCTGGCAACCCCAAACGGAGTTACCTGCATGGTCTCAGTACCTGCCTCGCCAACCCTAAAGATACCAGGGCCCATAATCGTTCCTCCGCTTGCAAATCCTGCGGAAGAAAGGCCGGTCGAGAATTTCGCAAATGGGTTTACTGGCTGATTTTTAAACAGTGACTTAAGGCTTATAATTCCTTGGTTAAGCCTTGGCAGCAGCGTTGTCCAGCTCATTGAAGCCTTTCCTGAGTCAACAAAAACGCTATTTAGCGCGCCCTTAGGGGCAAAAAGATTTGTCGCCTTGCTGACGGCCTCATCCCACTGAGATCTATATAAAAATGGAATCTTTTGAGCGCCAGAGTTTACATCGACAATGATTTTGCTAAATGCCCCAAAAAGTTTATTGTATTTCAGTCTTACAAGGGACTTCATCTGGGCGTCAACCTGCTTCATCTGAACGTCAATCTGTTTTTCCATTGCGTCAGCGGTTGAATACCCGTGGCCTAGATAGTTGTCATACGCCCTTCCGCCAAGGGTTGATGGGGAGTTTTGAGGCGTTCCCGTAGGTGTGGTGTCCGTTGTTTCTTCCTCGTTTTTTGGTGTTGGAGGATTTTTCAATGCCGCCTGAATTGATTTTATTTTCTTCAAAAGAGCGGTCAATTTGTCTGCAAGTTTAATAAACTTTGCGACTGTCTTGTCCCATGAGTTCAGGAATCCGTCGCCAAAGTTTTGGGCATCGATCTCAAGATTTTTGTCAAGTATTCCAAGCTCGGCAAATGTTGTCGTGTAAAGAGCCCTAATTCTATTCATTGCTTCTTCGCCGCTAATCTTTCCCTCTTCAAGCAGACGAAGAATGTTTGCCATTCCCTCTTGGAACTTTAGCTTTGCCGCATCAAAATATTCCTCAATCTGCTCAAGTCCTTCTTTAATTGGCGTGCTCGCCATCGCCTCGTCGAGGGCAATCTTTTTCCTTTCAAGAGCAGCGTTTTTCACGGCCTGCGTCTTTGCCTCCTCAGCCTCCCTAAGCCTTGCAGCAGCTTCAAGCGGGTCTACAGAGGCGTCATACGTTGCAAGTCTTGCCATTTCCACATTGAGCGTAGCCTCGCGGAGGTTTTTTTCAATCTCCAAAAGTCTGTTCTTTTTTTCCTGCTCTTCTATCTCTTTTCTTAGCGCAAGAAGATTCCAGCTAATCCCTTCAACCATAACTGTTTGGGTTTCAAGGAATGCATCTTTAGCCTTTTCAAGGGCCTTTGTCATTTCTTTTTCAAAAACCATGCTTATTCTGTTTTCAAGCGCTGAAGAAGCAAGGCCAAATTTTCTTTGAAGGGCGGAAAGTTTTTCTTGTGCTTTCTCCAGGGCGTTGGACAGTTTTTCTGTGTTTACCGTAGCAGCTGACGAAAGAAGGTTGTATTTCTTCAGGGCATCACCAGTTAGGTCAAACTTACCGGCAATGGTTTGCAATACTTGATTGAGCTGTTCTTGGCTTGTAACAACCCCTTGGGTTGAGAGCATCAAGATCATTTCAGCCTGGGCCAACGCTATGACCTTAGCTCTTAGGGTCTCTGACTTTATTTCCCCTGTAGTTGGATCCACCTGCCTTCCGCGCTCAAGCGGATTCATCTTCGCGATTTCAATGTTTTTATAGTATTCTTCAGCTCCCCCTTGAAGGATGTTGATCGCCTCTAGGTTTCTCTTTATTGCATCTTCAGCAAGACCAAGTCCTGCGGTTATGTTTCTAAAGGTCAATTCCGGGCTAATGCTTGGGGCAGAAATTGCTGGCCCGCCTTCGCCGCCTATTCTCATTCCGTTTACAAGAAGTATCTGGTCCGCAAGCTCCTGAACGGTCACCATTGCGCCATCGGTAATTCCTGAAAGCTCTTGGTAAGTGATCACCCCGTCAGCGGTTGCTGCGTTCCATGCTCGTTGCTTGATTTCCGCCTCAGAAAGATCTTGATTGATCTGGGTAGTTTCCTTTGAAATGCCCATGATGTCGCTAAGCAGATCCCCAATAGAGCTTCCAAGGAATCCACCAGCCATGCCGCCAAGAATTGTTCCAACTGGCCCAAAAATTGACCCCGCGGCTGCGCCAATTGCACTGCCGCCAAACCCGAGACCGCCCCTTAGACCGGCCCGCATTGGATCAACGCCGCTTGCGACGTCCATTCCAACGCCAAGAAGCGAGAGCCCGCCCCCAAGCTTTCCAAACGAACTTACTCCTTGACGAAGAAGACCACTGGCGCCCTGGGCAATGCCGATTTTTCCAACAGCCCTTCCGGTCAGCCCAAGACCCTGTCCGGCAACATTTCTCAGCCGCCCCTGTATTGTGCCGCCAATTCCCTTTTTGCCCCATTCGCCAGCAAGCGGGAGCAGCGCAGACCCTGGCAGGAACGATCCGCCCTTGGCAACGCTTGCAAGTGACTGCGCAAGCTTTGGCAGTACCCCAACAAACATCTTGACGCCGCCGATAAAGTTTCCAATTGACCTTGCGAATCCATTCGCGGCTGTTCTTATGTCTCTTGCGGCATTTCCAAGCCTTATGCTTGCCGCCGTGTCTGAGGTAGATGCGGCAACCCTGCCAGTCTTCATAACCGCCTCTACAACCCTGCCGAACTCACCGCCTCTTATTAGGGCGGCACGGGCCTCCTTGACATTCTTAGATCCGGCAACGATTGACTGAAGTTTTTCGCCAAACACCTTGAGCACATCGTCCATTTGGGAGCTTGACATTGCACCTCTTGCGACAGCTCCTTGAAGAACCGATCTCGCAGCAGATGTTTGAGCTCTTATTAGCCCAGTATTTGACCTTGCCGCCTGTGTTGCCTTGAATCCTTGCTGGTAAATATCTTGTCGTGCAATTGTTCCGCCCATTGACGAAACGACGCCGCCTACGCCTCTCTGGATTCCCCCAATGAGACCTCCGCTTGCAGCTCGCACCATATTTCCAGATGCATCAAACGCTGCCTTCTGGCCAAACAACGCACCGCCAAATACTTTTTTGGCAACAATTATAGAAAGCGCTGCGCCGAGCAGGTTTGCCGCGGGGGTTATCCTATTGATTATTTCTAGAAGCGCGTTTAGTAGCTTTAGGAATATAGTGAGAGCTGGCAAAACTGCGTTTATGCCAATAAGAACTCCACCCTGGAATATCGATGCAAACCCTTCTCCGATTCTCATAAGAACCGGAATAATGTTTTGCTGTATGTTTGAAACAATTCCCTGCATTGGGGCAACGTATTTGTTGATGGTATCTTGCATGCCGAACGTGTTTTCTTCGTATACCTTTGAAAGCATTCCAAGCCCGGTAATAATTGCGGTAATTGCAAGAAGCATTGGATTGGCTGAGAACGCCATTGAGAACACTTTAATTGCAGCTGCAGCAACCACTGCGGCTCTTACCATTTGATTTTGCATTATGGTCGCAATGGCAGAGATTCCGTCCCGGAACATATCAATTATGCTTGAGGCCTGGCCAACTCCGCTTCCGAAGGAAAGTATTCTTCCACCAAGCTCTTGAACACCCTTTACAAAAGATCCAAGAATACTTGCAGTGTCACTAAGAATTCCGCCTATTGTTGGGAGCATCGACGCAAAGGTGTCTGCAAAATCTTGCGCCATGTTTCTTGCTGCTTTGGACTGGAAGAACTGACCAGCCTGATACATGGCGTCCCTAACGCCGTCATAGATCGGCTTGGTGATAAGAGCAACCATATACTGGCTTGTGTCCTGGAGCGTAGACAGGGCTCCTTTGAATGTCTTGGACAGCTTATCCATGCCTCCCCGGAATTGCGCCGCCATTTCAGCAATGATTGCCCGTGCGGCATCTTGGCCAAGGATTTTTCCTCGCTTTGCAAGAGTTCGCATTGCCTGGACAGGGCCCTGGCTTGCAATAAGGTTAATCGCCTCAACCGCATCTGCGGCAGCTTTTGAAGAGGCCTCTAGCTTAACGCCACTCTTCCCAAGACCAAGCTTTGAAATTCTGTTGGCGGCAACAGTAAGAATTCTTGCGCCTTCTTTATCGTCTATTTTTCCGTCTACTTTTAGGTTAACCATCCCAGTCTTAGACTCGTCCGTAACGGCCTCAATTTTCTTTCCAAGATAGGTCAGGCTGGCGTCACCAGTTTTCACCAGGTTCTTGATAACGGCTCTTGCCAGCAAGTCATAACCGGCAATACCGGCGTTTGCCAGCTGCATCATGTCGTTTTGGTAAACGCGACCAGATTGCTTCATCTGGCCGAGGGCGTAGGTGATTCTGTTTAGCTTGTCGTCCTCTCCGCCAAGCGCCGCTACTGCGTCACCGATAGACTGCAGGTTTGGAAGAATTTCTTCTGTCTCAAACCCGAATGCGCGCATTCTTCGCGCGGACTCTACAAGTTCGGGGAACCTGAACGGAGTAATGTTTGCAAAATTCTGGATCGAAGAAACCATTGTCTGGGCCTGGTCTGTTGCCCTCTTTACGTCGATGCTGACAGCGCCCATTGCTGTCTGTTCGTTCTCGAACAATGTCTGGAACGCAACGGTAGAATTTTCAAGCTGTGCGTTAAATCCAATAATTCCGCCTTGGAGGTGGGCGAGGAGCGCACCGACTCCTTGGCTGATCTGCCCGACTATCTGCTGGCTAAATCCGAATTTGATCTGATCTATAAACCGACCAAGGATTCCTTCGGTTTTCTGGGCAAACTTTCCAATGTTTTGCTCTTGCTCCCTAAGATCCTGCGAGCCAGGAAGCGCGTATCCAATAAGCCTCCTAGTTCCCCCTCCGTCACCGCCTCCGGCAACACCCTTGCCACCCCTTGCAACAGCAGCCGCAGTGGCAGGAGGAACATTGCCGATGCTCTGCATTGCCGCAGCCATTCCCTTAATGGATTTTGCGCCAGTTGCAATTCTCATCTCATTGATTGAGGCGAGCATTTCCTTTATTGCATTAATAGATGCGGTTACCTGCGAGAGCTGGCCCTTGCTTACTGGTTTAATTCCTGAAAGAGCAGAAAGCAAACCGGTAACTTCGCTTGCGATTCGCATGCCCGCCCCGATAGCGGGACCAGTTGCCCTCGGAATCCTCCCGTCGCCCTCGCCAGCCGGTCCGACAGCCGTCCTTCTTCTTCCTCCGCCTCCGCCCCCGCCGCCAGATCCGCCACCAGCCGCCGCAACTGGCGCAGCAGCCATTACTGGTGCAACGGTGGCTCGCGATCTTCTGGACTGCTTTACTACGGCAGGGCCATCCTCTGCGACAGCCGTGGCGGCAGCGTCAACCACCTTGTCGGTTGCCTTCAGAAGCCTCTGCCTCTGCCTTGAAGTAAGCCTCTTAACGGCCCCAGCCCTATCTTCCGGGACACTGCCAGTCACAGGTATTTGCGCCGCCCTGAGAAGTGCATTCATGGCATCAGATGGTGCATTTGCACCGGTCACACCTTTTGATGTAAATTTCCCAAAGCCAAGAGATTCCGCTGCCTTGATCAGAGAACCCATAGCCTCCCACGCCGTGTCTCCGCGCTTTGTATTCCAGGATTCTGGCTTTACCGGAAGAATTTCACCGCCCTTCCCGAGGCGAAGCTGCTGCGAAAGGGCCTTAACTGCCTGGTCCGTAATTGCGTTAAAATCAATTCCTTTAATCATGTCTGCGGTAACGCCGCTAAACATAGTGCTTCCTGTCTTGCCACCGGAAATTCCTCGAAGCTCCTGTACCATTTGACCGATGTAATTTGAAAGAGCACTGCTCGCAACTGATACACCGCCAACGGTTGCACCGAGAAGCTGAGCGCTCATTGACGAAACCCCGCCAGCGTGTATTCCTAGCCTGGCAGCAGCGCCGGTTGGGTCATGAAGAATCGCGGCAAGCTTTTGCCTTCTATTCAGCTTAGCATTGCCACCGACCTCTTGATAGGTCGTCTGCATAATTTCACCAAGCCTTGACTGAAGCTGCTCAATTTTTCTTTGGGTTTCAGTGTATTCTTTGGCAAGAAATACAGTTTTGCTGCTTAATTTTATCGACTTGTCAACCCCGATGGTTTGAACTTGTTTTTCTTTTGTTTCATATCTAGATTCGGTCTTCTTAAGGTCTGCCCTTAGCTTTTGAAGCTTTTCTAGCCAGACGCTGTTGTGCGAGCCAAACTCGCTCCATTTGTTTTTTACTCCTATTTTTTCATGCGCTGCAAGTGCACTTCTTGCAGCTTTTACGTCAGCGGGAATATAGCCATCGCCGTATTTATTTTTTAGGGCTGCACTACGGCTTTCGAGGGCCCCAAGCTCTTTCCTTATTTCAGAGGCCCGCTTTTCAAATCCTGGTTTTACAGAAACGCTTTTTCTCGTCTCTCTTACATCTGTTCTGTTAATCGGCCTAAATCCAATGTCCTCCATGAACATCGGAGAATTGCTAAACCACGTACCCTTAATAATCCTTGAAATGGTTCCCTTGAGATACTGATCCGCCCTTTTCCCAGATCCCTTAAGAATGACTCCGTCTTCTCCTCCAATTTTCCTGTAAACAGAATGAACCACTGGAAGCTGACGACGCATTTCGTTAATAATGCTTGCAA